ATTTTGTTGTGTCGCCTGCTGGTTGGGCTGATTTACTACAAGTAGATCAATTCAGCAGAGCAGAATATGTGGGAGAAATGGACCTACCTTATGCTGGTGGTATGACTGCTAAGCGTTGGATGGGATTCCTCTTCTTTACACATTCAGGGTTGACCGTTGCATCTTCTAACCGTGATTGTCACGCTTGGCACAGTAGTGCTGTAGGCTTGGCATCTGGTTCAGATGTACGGACAGAAATGAACTATGTACCTGAAAAGGTCAGTAACTTGATTACATCGTATTTTAGTTCTGGGGCTGTTGAAATAGACGGCAACGGTCTAATACAATGTATCATAGCAGAATAGGAGGATATTATGGCTTTAGATGCGACTAATCTTAAAAAGATAGCTGGTGCTGGAGATATGAATGTCTTCTTATATAAAAGTACTGACGCTATTAGTACAATTGTAGGTTCTGGGTATTTTAATAATTCCACAGGCGATCTAAAACAATTCGATGTTATATTATGTGTCGGTGCCACTGGTGGTACTGCTACTGTTGATGTTGTTATTGTTTCATCTGCTACGGCAGCTACAACTGTAACTACTACAAACGGTACATAACAGCTAGGGGAGATGCTGCCTGTTATCATCACCCGACCTCGAATAAGAGTGATAGTAAGTTTGATATATGTAGCAAAGCACTGGTTCTAGTAGGAGCCAACACTATTACTTCGTTTACTGAAAGTACTACCGAATCTAAAGTAGCCAGTCAATTATATGAATCTACTTTAGAAAACATGCTCACAAGAACCCGTTGGAGATTTGCTACAGCACAAGCACAATTATCTCGTAATGCTTCTGCTCCAACTGCTAGATGGGATGCAAAGTATGCTCTACCATCTGGAACTATGATTGTACATACTGTAACTGTTGGAGATAATCCAATTAGTTATGACCGATATGCAGATGATATATACTGTAATGCTTCTTCTACTGATACAGTAGTAGCTGATTATACCTTTCAGCCGTCAGAAACAAACTTTCCCCCTTATTTTAAACAGGCTTTAGTATTTGAACTGGCATCTTTATTTGCCGGAGCCATAGCTAGAAACGATAGTTTATCTACTCTTTATCAGAATAGAGCGATCGCACAATTAGCTATAGGTAAAGCACAAGATGCACAAGCTCAAACTGCTAGAAGAGTAAATGTTAATAGGTTTAGAAATAGGAGGAATACAGGTGCCTTGGGGACTATTAAGGCAACCGTATCATCTTAATGGGGTTACTTAGAACAGATCAAACAAGTTTTTATGCTGGAGAATTAGACCCTAAGCTTATATCTAGAAATGATATTAAGGCTTATGAGCAAGGTGTTCAAAAAGCAAGAAATGTTATTCTTAGAAACCAAGGAGCAATAGAAAGAAGACCTGGTACTTATTTTAGAGCAGACCTAGGAGCAGAGAGTAGGTTAGAATCTTTTGTTTTTAGTGGATCACAAGAATATATCTTTGCATTTCAGAACACAGCACTGAAGATTTACTCTACTGCTGGCGTTTTACTTCAGACACTTACTAGCCAACCATGGGCTACAGCTGATTTATATGAATTAAATTATACACAACAAGGCGATACCATGATTGTTGTTCATGAAGAATTTACACCTGTAGTTATTACCAGAACAGGCGCAACAACCTTTACAGCAGCTAACTTTGCTTTTGATTCAAGTGTTAATGCTGAAAAAACATATCAACCTTATTTTAAATTTGCAGATGATACCATCACATTAGATATTGATTCAGTAACAAAAGATGCAACAGGTGTTACTTGTACTACTTCTGCTGACCATTGGGTAGCAGACCATGTTGGTACAAGAATAAGATATATGGGAGCAGAATTACTTATTACGGCTCGTACAAACGCTACTGTTGCAGTAGCTACGCTTAAGGCAGTACCTTTAATGGAATTAGATGAAGATCCGTTTGCAACATCAGCTGGCTCAGGTGTTGTTACCGTAACTCATGTTGCACACGGGTTTTCAACAGGAGCATCTGTAACCATAGCTGGAGCTGAATCTATATTTGATACCGATGGAGATGGATTAGCTTATGGCAATCTTAATGGGGCTAAAACTATTACTGTTACAGACGACAATCACTATCAATTTACAGCTGACAGTAGCGATACTGCAGTAGAATCAGTAGATGGAGGAGGAGTTAGAGTTACCATATCTGGACACCCACCAACTAGGGATTGGGACGAACAAGTCTTTTCTGCTGTTAATGGGTTCCCAAAAGCAGTAGCATTTCATCAACAGAGATTATTTTTCGCAGGAGTAACTAATCTCCCAGATGGTATACAAGGATCTAAAGTAGGACAATTTTATAACTTTGATGTTGGCAAAGGAGAAGATGCAGATTCATTACAAATACAAATAGCTTCTGATGATATTAATGAAATTAGGCATCTTATATCTGGTAAAGTTTTAGAAGTATTAACTAACTCAGCAGAATTTTATGTTAAACCTAGTGTAGGAAAACCTTTAACACCAGCAGATATACAAATAATGAGACAAACAGATTTTGGAACACAGCAAAAAGCAATGCCAAGATTATTTGATGGAGCTACTATATATGTACAAAATAATGGAAAAACAGCAAGAGAGTATATATATAACAGCTCAACTGAAGAATTTGCTTCTGCTCCAATTGGCTTGAGATCAAGCCATCTAGTATCTGGAGCTCAAGATACAGCCACAGTAACTTCATTATCAGATAGAGATGAACAAATGTTTTTTATTGTTAATTCAGATGGAACTGTAGCTGTATATACAGCACAAAGACTACAAGAAATATCTGGATGGTGCCAATGGAATACTAATGGAACTATAGAATCTATATGTGCTACTACAGATATTGTTTATTTTTCAGTTAAAAGAACTATAAATTCAGCTACAGTTTATTATCTAGAACAACTAGCAAGTACAGCTTTCGATATACCAACAGACATGACCGTAACCAAAACATTGTCTGGGAGCTACCAACCACATGGGTCCCCTTTGACCAACGGTACAACGAGTAGCTCCACTGGTGTAATTGTCAATGGATTTACTAATGCTCCCTCAGTAGGAGAGAAGTTTACTTTTGCTGGCAATGCCACAGTATATACTATAAATGCGGCATCAGCTACTTCAAACTCTGGAGAGTATAGCTTAACGCTTAACGCTGCTGTTAGCACAGCTAATGATGTGGCTCTTACATTTACAGCTTCTAAAACATGGTCAGCTTTAAATTCTGCACCAGATATGAGAGGATTGACGGTATACGGAACATCTGGATCAACAGAGGGAGCAACAGATATTAATTATTATGGAGATGGAGTTGTTACTAGCGGTGGTGTTGTCGTTCTTGATTCTGTTGCAGCAGCTGTAGATATAGGATTAAGTTATACTTTAGAGATAGATACTTTGCCAGCTGTAGGATCTGTACAGCAAATGCCTTTAACTGGAGCTCCAAGAAAGATAGCAAAAGCTATATTCCAGCTATCTTCTACCTATAATCTTAAAGTTAATGGAAATGATGTTGTTATTTCTACTGTATCTAATCTAGATACTTCAGCAGGATTAGACAGCTATACAGGTAAAAAAGAAGTTTATTGTCTAGGATATGACCTGGAACCTTATTTAACTATAACCCAATCTGCGCCCTTACCGGCTAGGATATTAACTATTACATCGGAGGTATATTTTTAATGTGTGATCCAGTAACAATGTCAGCTGTTTCAGCATCAATGAGTTCTGTTGGAGGATGGATGGCAACAACAGGTTCTACAGGCGGATTTATGAGTAGCTTAGGAACAGGTATGATTAATACTGCCTCTCTCTTTAACTATAGCTCAGCATATGGAAGTTTAGGTGGATCAATGTCTGTCGCTGCTGCTGGAAAAGGAATTATGGGTGGAGGTTTATTAGGAGAATTAGGTGGCAGTGTTTTAATGAGTGGTTTACAAATAGGATCTGGAGCTGCATCAGCGTACGGACAAAGATTATCTGCTGAACTTGAAATGCAAAAGTATGAAATGCAGAAAAAACAATATAAGGCTGAAATGGAAAGAATAGCATTAGAAGCAAAGGCTGAAGAATTAGATAGAAGAAAAAGATACCTGGCAATGAAAAGTGAAAATGATGCACATATAGCTGTAAGTAATGTAGACATAGCTTCTAACTCTTATAAAGCTTTACTAGAATCTAATAGAGATCAATACTTAAATGATGTTTCTTATGTGAAACTTATTGCTAGAGAGAAAAGATTATCATCTGTTTATGGATTTAAAGAAGCAGATATTGCTCAAAAAACTACTAAAAGAACTGCTCCAATTAATCAATTTACTACATTGGCAAAATCTGGTCTATCAGCTTATAGATTAGCAAGGGAACTTAAACCGTAGGGTAAGACATGGCACTTAAAAGAGAAAAACAACAGGCAACATTAGCGAATAGAATAGCAGTAAAAAGAGGAGCTGGGTATACTTCAGCTGCTGCAAGTATTGATCAGACTACAAGAAACTGGGATCAATTGGTGGGTAATTTGACTGAATTTCAGCTTAAAGAATTAAAAATAGAGGGAGAGTTAAGAGGACAAAAGAAAGCAAGAGAAACAGAATTTGGTACTAAAGAAATAAATTACATTGATAACACTGGGTATAGTCATACTATGGAAATGATTACTCCAGTTGCTCCCCCAGAGGATATGGGTCATACAGAGAGAATTTCATACGATCGCCATATTTATATCCAATACAAAGATGCAGTAAAGAATAGTCTTTCTAGAATAGTTACTACCACAGCTAAAGAAA